CTGCAGTTGTTCTATACATTATTACATCAAATTTAGACGTCATTTTTGCCCTACCAGAAATTGATTCCATATTAGGAGCAGTTGTTGACGTACTTGTACCATCAAACTCGTCGTAAGCTACTGCATATTCAACGTTGGTGCATTTGAAAGATGAACCGCCTATTGTTACCGCTAAAGTCTTACCAGTAAGTTTTGCCCCCAATGGTTTAACCTTATCGGTTGCACTCATTGTTTCCGTTCCAGCTGCCTCAAATATCTCACCTACTGAATAAGCTGCTAAAACAGTATCAACCGCCGTGACTTGATATTTTGTTCCGGCTGTTAATGTTCCCGAACTTATTTCTGCACCAAGAACATCAAGTAAGTCAGCATCAATTGTTAGGGTAGATTTTGCCCTGCCCGGCAATGATTCTTTTCCCGGTGATGTTGTTGCAGTACTTGTTGAATCAAGCATTGTAAAATTTCTATCAAACGATACACTTTTTACCGCTTGTTCGACTGAGTTCTGCCAGTATCTCAAAGTTTTTCCGGTTACTTCTAAAGCCATATTTTTCTCCTTTTACTTTTGAATTACAATTTTATATTGAGTTGTTGAAATAAAAACTTTATCCAACTCTGTTATTAAACCACTTGGGGCTTCTCTTGTTACTTCTATCAAATTATACCCGGTAACTGAAAAACTACCCTCTGCATCGTCGAATCTATCCCATAATTTTTGCTGTAAATCCAATACTCCCGCGTAACTATTACTATAACATATTATTTGAATTCTTTGAGTTTCAAATTTATTTACCGTATCTCTATCCGTTGATGGCGATACATCATTGAACACTGCGTAAGGCGGGTTGGTGTTATCGTCTGCAGACGGAGTAAATAATCCGTTTGTAATAGCTGTTTTGAATGTGTTGGTTTGAACAGCTAAATAATCATAAATTCCCGCTGATAAGTTTTCAATCATAACGTGAATACCCTTCCCAATGTTTTCAAATTATTATATAATGCCGGTCTTAAAAACGGTCTCTTCGGTATTGTAACTTTTGGGACTAAAACAAAATACACGTCCATCCTACCGTGCTGCATTCCTCTGCCGGCTGGTTTAACTAATAGGGGGTGTCCGCTTTTTCTTTTAATATAAACTAAGTCTGGGAAAGCATCTCTTATCGATTGACCTTCCCGCAAAGTTCGAGCCTTTGCATTTGGATGAATCGGTACTGCCAACGCCTTCGCTTTTTTCGGTAGTATGGTTGCTCCTAATTCGTGAACAGCTCCATAAAATTTAGTTATCCCTGCTCTTACACTTAAATCTTTTGGATATACTTTATAATATCTGCTATTTATTAAACCACCTTTATCTATGAGCCCTTGAGATTTTATTTCTCTACTTATGAATCCCTCTAACATACCACCGGCAACGTCAAGCCTATCCAAAGTTTTTTGCCTTAATATCTCAATAAATTCTTTTGAGTTAGATTTATATTGCATTTACGATCCCATATATTTCATAAATTATATTCAAAGAATGTTGAATAACTTTTTTTGCTTTTATATTGTCTATCTCTAACTCGTTTGCTACTTGCTGTATTAATGCCTCTGCCTCTTTGCTGTCAATATCTTTTATTTCCTTTGGGATTTTGTCTATATTTTCAACAGCTTTTGGCAAGGCTATAAGTGCCGGAAGCCAATACCCAACATCCGTAACAGTTACTTTTCCATCCTTCAATGTCTTTGTCAAAGCGTTGGCGGTTTTAACTCCAAAACTTACAACATCTTTTAATTCAATAATCCCAACTTTTTCTTTTTTCTTTTTTTCTTTTGCCATTTTTTTATCCTTTTAATAATCTGCGTATCTGTTATTTAGACTACAATCAATTTGCATAAATTCATTATCATTCATCGGGTTAATAATTCCGATAATATCATAATAATTTATTCCATCATAAATTATATGTTCTTGTAAAATTGAAGCATTGTAACTGCAATAAAATCTATTTGTCGCATTAACATTCATCTGTTGATATTTATAAGATTCATTTGCAGAAAGCGGTCTCATTTTACCGTTCAAAGAAGCAACCACGTCTGATAGGACTTTTGTATTGCTACCAAGCCCATCTTTAGTGTTAGTAATTCCCTTTATTGAAAATCCGCTTACATAATAATCTTCAATCATTATTTACCTACAAAACTTAATTTTCTAAAAGCGCTCAATCCTTTCAATAAAGATTTGCTAAAATCATTTTCACTCACATAACTTATTGAATGGTCGCCAAGACTTTCAGACACTACTCCCTTCAACTTCTTTTTATCCATCATTTCGCCAATCATTTGACAAGCCATTAAGGAAATAGCATTTGGGAATTTTACTTGCGTGAGTAGAATAGTGTTTTTTGTCGTTGCAGTAGTGTCCTCTGTAGCTATTGCCGGTTCTCCGCTTGCAATGGTAAGCGAACCCGCAACTGCAGAATCTATCAAATAAACACCATCATTGAGATTGCTAAACTGGACTCTTACATTCATCCCCGCTGTAAATCCGGCTTCCAATAACTTATTATCGCTATCAGTGATTGTATCTGTTGCTGTAAAAGTTATATTAGATGAATATCTGTAATTGTATTTTGTGTTTATTTGGAAATAATTATTGCAATAATTGAAGATAAAATCCTGCACCAATGGAATCATTGCAGTAATGAAAGTATCATAAGTAGAATCAGAAATCTGCAAAACACTTTTAACCTGTGTTGAAGTAGTTATCATTTTCTACTTCCCGGTTTTTTTCTTTACAACTTTTTTCTTTACAGTTTCGTCCTTTTCGGTTTCTTTTGTTTTTTGTTTGTTTGCTAAATGATTTTTTAAGAGTTTCCTCGCAGTCCTATCATATCTTGCCATCTTTCGCAAAATCACAAAAGGCACTTTTACCATTTCGTTCATTTCTGCTCCTTAGTTATTTGTTAAAACAAGGCGGGGCTTATTGCCCCGCACCAATTAAGGTAAATCTTTAAGGAAGTGTAAATGCTCCGATGAAGCCGGTTGTACTGGCTGCCACCGTAATGTTTACGTTGCCACTTGAATCCTTAAATCTGTCTGAACTTACTACAAGATAACGGACATCATCTTGTGCCATTGTTATCGTTAAATCACCTACTCCAGCAGCTTGGAAATCTCCTGCAACTATTGTAAAGTCTTTTGAAGCAGCAGTAGTATTGTTTAATACAATCAATAATTTATTTTCTTTTGGATAGGCAATCGAATGAGTGTTTGCTGCAACGATAGCCGTTAATCCGGTTACAGGTAAATCTGCAGATTGCGTATCTTTAGTTAAAGCTGTCGGTGTTATGGTTGTTGTTGCCATAATTTATTTTCTCCTTGTTATTTTAATTTAAGCCTCCGCTGTTTTATCAGCATACCAAACCCAAGTCATATCAGGCCTTAATATTTTGCCTCCGTATAAGTGCAATCCTTTGACAGCATCGCTAAAAGCATTTTCCGGTCTGTATGCTTCTGTTTTCACAATTTGTTCTACATAAGCAAATGATTGTCCTCTAATTCCCGCAATGTTTCTGGTTTTATCCCAAGCCGTTGAATTTTTTGATACATTTGCAGAAACCAAGAAATCGAAACCTAAAATTCTGTCAATCATACCATTTGAGAATACTTGGTCGTTTTGTGTTTTTGTTGTTAATCCGGCAAGTACTGCTTTTGTATGAACCCAAGGGGCGACAATTAAAAACCTTCCGGGTTTTGGTACACCAGCCTCATCCATTGCTTCACCTATTGCAAGTATATCGTCTTCAATATTAAGTGAAGTTAAATCTGTCGGTAATGCATTTGTGCTGATTGCATTACCGGCTTGTGCATATAATCCGAGCAAATAACTATCAGCAGTATCAGATAGCAAATAACCGGCTCTGCTTAATGGCTCTGCAACTAAAGACATATTAGCCTGAGCAGCATCAATATCGTCAACCTCAAAAGCAAAATATTTTGATTGGTCTACTTTGATTTCTCTTTGTGCAGCAGTTAAGTTTTCCGGTGAAATTGATGTGCTATTTTTTGTGTAGGTTGCAATCGTAGGGTCTGCAAAACTATTAATTTTTACAGTATCTCCACCTTGCCTAATCTCTCCTTCATATTGACGAGTCGCAACTGCAGCCGTTACGTGTTGTTTCCTTAATCCCGCAAGGACATTTGCCGTCCATATTTCGGGAATGAAATTGTTTAATGACATATTAGTACCCTTTATTTTTATTTACAACTATTTGTTTCCGTTGCTTTCCCAGTAACTTATTGAAGCATTCACCTTGTCTATATTGTCAACTTTTTCATTCATTGGCATATTGTTAATTTGCTCCATTGTATAATACTTCTCATTCACATTCGGGTTATGGTTCGGATTGTGAATGTTCGGGTCAAACAACTTCTTTTCAACGAACATTTCTTTATAGGCTTCCTTTAATGGATTGATAACGCTATCTGCACTCTTAATCTTGCCGGCATCGTCAATTTCTATTTTGCTTAAATCAATTTTGCCTTCAAGTAATTCAACATACTTTGCATTGTTATCTCTTAAAACTTCCCTAACAGCGAATCTTTTTTTATCTAAAGCCCTTGCATTTTCTATCTCTGTGTTCTTATTTTGCAAGGCTTCGATTTCATTTGCAAGTTCTTCATTTTTCCCGCCGGATTTTTTAAGTTTTTCCAAATCCTCACCAAGAGTAGCTATTTGTTCTTCATAACCTTTTTTCTCTTGATTGACTTTATCAAACTTAGCCTTAGGAAGCCACTCACCATTATTAGATATTACAACCTCATCCTTTTCGTCGTGTAAAAATACTTTCTTCCCTTTTGGGACAATCGTTAAAGTATTTTCCTCTAATTTTGGTAGAACTTGATTAAAAAGTTCATCACCTAAAAGATTTTTTAATTCATCCATTTTTAAGAACTCCTATGTTTGTTTCTGTTAGTTTTTTTAAAGGATACCACCCTCAAACAGTCTTTCGTTTACTACGAAATACCAAAGAAGCTATATGAAAGTAATTTTTTTAATTAATTAAAGAAACCTATTTTTTATTAGGCGTTTTATTAAAAATTTTATTATTTTATATACGTTAATAAAAAAGAGGAGCGATTATGAAACGTGATATGAAATTGGTTTGCCAGATACTTTTTGCGGTGAAGCAAGGCGAAGAACCATTCGATATTGAGGGATATGAGAGGGATACAATTTATAGGCATATTCGGATGATGAGTACAGAACGAGGGCAGGGCAACCTGCTCTATGTGATTAATACATCTGACTCTTGCGGGAGAGATCGTTTCATCCTGTATATTACCTGGGATGGTTTCGAATTCATTAATATTGCCAAAACTTTAGAAAGAGCTCTAAAAGAAGTTTCGAAATTGGATTTGCTTCGTGGGATTTGCTGCTATTCTTTTGAAGACTTAAAAAAAGCACTAAAAACATCTTAGGCACTTATCTTTATTGGTTGCTTTTTAATTTTTCTTCTATACCAATCTTCATAATTTGTTTCTGGTATCTTCCTTTCAATCTCACCGCCTTTAATTTTAACTTCTGATATTGTAGTGCATCTGCAATTAATATCCTCGGCTGCAATACCACTCAATCCCGGTGCTTCTGTTGTATTCCCGCTTCTAAAAGTAAACGATCCATTGATAGCAACTTGACCTTGCATATAAATATGAGAATCTCTTACCCTATCGTCTTCAGCCGTTTCCCAAACCTTTTGGGTTTTAATCCCCAGTCTATCTGCTGCGGCTGTAAATCTTTTATAACTTACTTCACTTGCTGCATTTTGCACTCTATGTCCCTCAGTTCTAATTATTCTTGCCGTTTTATTGTAATCTATTTCAGTTTTATGAGATAATTCGACAGCTATTTTTGGATAACCTTGCCCTGTAATTAAACCCTGTGCTAATGCTCCTCTTATTTGTCTTATATAATCATCTGCATTTGCCAAAAGTCTTTTACTCCACTTAATCCTGTCAAACGGATTAAACATTACAGCATCAATCAACTCTTTTTTTAATTCCCCAAATCCTAAATTAGCACCCAAAGAGTTTTCGTAACTATAAGCAGAATAATAAAAGTTATATTTGTATAAATCAGTTAAACCGTTTTTTATAATACTTTTATTTGTTTTTGTAAGCAATTTAATTTGTTCAATTATTTGCTGCTCTAAATTTTCTAATCTCCCATAAGATTGCATTTGGGCATAAGTAAGCTTGTTCCCATATTTTTCATACATTGCAGCAATTAAAGATTTAATCTCTTTTAATGAAGATTTATAAACTTTTATCAATTCTTTTTCTCTATCTATCATTAATTTAATAGAGTTTTTATCTCCCATAGACAAAAGTTTTTTAAGCAAATTATTTATTTCTTTTTCACTCATTGAAACTCACGCTTTGCCCTTTTTCTTCTTTCAATTCTTTTATGTTTTGTTCTACATCATTTATGTAAGGGTGCTTTCTCATTTTCGCTATCTCTGACATTTCAGGGCTCATTGCCAAATTTTGTATCAATTCTGTTTCATCTACAATTATAGATTTATTAATCTCATAACTAATTGCTTCATAGTCGTAATCAGTTCTTTCCGTGTAGTTCAAATACCAAACATAAAAGAACAGAAAATCTTTTAATGCAAATTTAATATTAGCTATAATTTTATTTGCCTTTAAATCCAATCCCGCTGCATATCTTGCCCTTATTGCTACACCGCTTAAAGAAGTGTAAAAACTTTCATCCGATAAATCAATCCCTTGTCCTATTACAAATATTGCTTTCCGCAAAATAGTCAATAATTCTTTTCGTGCTTCAAATGGTATATCAATTGTCTTTGGCTCTGCTCCGCCTTCATCCCCAGTTGTTTGGATTGCTTTGAATATTTTTAATGCTTTTCTAAATTCTGCCAAATCCTGTCCATCATAATTCTTTAATACCCAAATAGCCTCCTGTATGTCTTCAATAGAATTTGCCCCTGATGAAATTATTTTATCATAAACATCAAGCAAAGTTTTTATTTTTCTTAAATCGTTTATTTCCTCTGTATTGTTTTTCAATGCTATGAATGGCAACTTCCCCCAGTCTGCCGGTATTCCCATCACAGCATTATTTGAATCGGTTTCGTAAAAATGAGGTTCAATCTTTTCAAAATAGAAATTCTTACTTTCAGGATTTTCTAAGTAATAAGTAACTTCTGTTTTTGTCCAAATCTCAACCCTTGTCTTTGTTTTTAATTCTCCGTTTGAGGTTTGATAATCTACCGGGTAGTATCTCATTAATGATAGTAATCTGCTTTTATATCCATTATCATAATCCGGTATAATTTGTTCTGCAGGAATAATCGTGTAATCAAACTCACCATTTGAATTTATATAAGGATGCAACCACTCAATCCCTTTATTACTTGCTCCTATAATCCAGTCGTTTAATGTAGGAGCAAAATAATAGTTAAGATTCTTATTCAAACTTCTTTCTAACTTTTTTAATTTTGTATCTGCTTCAGAACCATTAACCGTATAAGTCACATCTTTATTCGCAATATAATTTGCTTTCTGGTCTACAAGCAATGAATGCAATGGCATTTGCACCCTGTTGTTCGCTGCATCGCTGTCTGTATAAGTTGCATTCTCGATTTTGAATTTTCTAAAATCATAATTTAATATATCTTGTTTTGCTTCGTAATAGTTTACACCCTCAACCATTTCCTTTTTTTTATTACTGTTTCTATCCCTTTCTATTATTCCCTTGATTAGTGTTGAATCTGCAAGTACCCTTCCTACTTCTACCATACGAATTGTTTGGTCTGTTTGTGATATATACATTTTATCCTCTATATTTTAATATTTCAACTTTATTGCCAAGATTTTCAACCACTCCTGTAATTGCGTCTTGTGCGTCATCGTGCTCATTTTTCCCGTCTTTCAAATAAGTTATCATTGATTTATGAAACTCCGGAAATCTATCTTTCCAATTAATAGGGAAATAAACGTGATTTTGCACATTAGCCGATTGCGTCATTATTCTTGACTTCTTATTTTTTGATTGATGAAACCAAGTTATTGTAATTATGTGATAATTAAAATCTCTTTCTTTTTTATTATTATTCTCATTTATCAATCTTTTCACATTCCTTGCGAATCCCCTACCGCCGTTATTGCTTTCTATTCTTGCCAGCTTAACATCTGATTCAACGAGAAACTTTGCTGTCATCGGCTCTGTTACTTCCATTCCCGCTTTGGTATATAAAACATCCAATATATATGCTTCATTATTATAAACACCATAATTTACAGAGCATAAATTATCATTCCCCTCATCTGCCGTGTCTGTATAATTTTTAATTCTTTCAAATAATAAATTCCCGTTTGAATCTTTTGGTAATTTTTCATAAGTCTTAAATGATTGATATAATCTACCCTTTTGGCTAATTGTTATATTCTGATAATTTGCTAAGAATATTTCCGGCACCATTTTCTTTCTTAAATCAAAATATCTTTTTTTGCTCAATACTTTTTTATTTAACATCTTGTCTTTTTCTTCATCATAGGCTTGTAATTTGAAAATATACCAATCATCTTTTTCATCTGATGCAAGTATCCTACCGCAAACATCCTCGTCGCTCCATCTTGTCATCGTAATAATTTCAACAGCTTCCCCGCCCACTGCATCAGTTCTGCTTAAAAAAGTTCCGGTGTACCATTCCCAAATACTTTTTAATCTATCGGAATTGAAAGCCTCTTTTGCCGATTTAATAGGATCATCGATCATTAATATATCACCGCCCTTCCCGGTTATGCTGCCCATCAAACCAGCACCAAGATAATTAAAATACTGCCCTTCCAAAGCCCATTGATAATAACTTGATGTACCAAACTTGATTTTAGTATTTGGGAAGAAATCAGAAAACACATAATAGTCATCTGTGTGTCTTACTTCGGTTATTCCATCTCTTGTGTATTTTGAGAAATCCCCGGCAAGTTTATCGTTATAACTACAAGTAATTATTTTCTTTGAATTATTTTTGCCTAATATCCATTGACAAAAATGGGTTAGTGTTCTGGTCTTTCCGTGTCGAGGTGGCATATTTATCATTATCTTTTTACAAACATCATAACCCTCCATTCCTTCTGTTGTCGCTACTATTTGCCAATCATTATCTTGTTTAATGATCCTTTGCTCATAAACCGCTTGTAATGTATCGCAAAGTTTATGAAGGTATTGTTTGTCTTTTGTATAATAGGTCGGCGACTTCATTTGGCAAAATTTCCAAAAACTTCTCACTCCTTTGTTTATTGTTTTATTCCATTCCGCTTTTTCTTTTTGTCTTTTTGCATATAATTTTGCATTACGCTTTTTTTGTCTTTGCCTTATTTCCTCTTCCAAATCAAGCAAAGCCATTACATCATTCATAAACCAACCCCCAAACTTATTAAGGCAGTTTTTATATCGACACCGGCTTTTACCATTTCTCTTAATTTAACCAACTGTTCATCTGTTAAAGAATTTAGATTTACATTTTTAAGTGATGCATCGTGTTCGTGCATATATTTTTCGACATAACCTCTTTTTTTGCCAAGCGTTCTCAAAACAAAATTTATAGATGTTTCTTTTCCATCATTTATATTCAAAAGTAATTTATTTTCAGCCAAGTCAATTATTCTCTCTCTTTCCAAATCAATAGCTTCTTTTATAATCTTATCCTTTGCCAACCAATTATAAACACTCAATCTATTACATCCCATTTTCTTTGCAATAAATGTAATATTACCATAACTATTTTCAATAGCTTTCAGTAATCCATTTCTCGTTAATTGCTTTTCGTTCTTTACCGTTAAGTTTTGTTTAGTCATAAATTATCTTTTCGATTGTTTTTTTGCTTATACAATATTTCTCTGCCATTGCTCCAATTATATCTTTTATCTTTATTCCCCTTTGTTTTAATAGATTAAATTCATTTTCAATATCTTTATTACGATTATAAGTGTCAATTTTATTTAATAGTGGCTTCGGGATAGTCTCATCCCTTAATAAATTAGAAGTGAACTTTTGGATGGCTTCGTTTTTTTGCATACTTTTTTTGCAAAATAACTAAAATATATTATTAATGTCAAATTTGAAAAGAAAAAACCGAGAGCCATTTTTAAGTTTATGCATATGCTCTAATTAAAAAACAACTCCCGGTGAGGTGTAAACCAAGCGTTAACTTGGAATATTTATAAATCTAATTTTAATTGTTTCCTATAATTCTCTATTCTTTTACAAGCTGAATCATAATAATCTTTGTCTAATTCAAACGCAACATAATCAAAGCCTAAATCTTCACAAGCTATTAAACTTGAAGCAGAACCTACGTGAGTGTCTAAAATTAAATCTCCTTGTTTAGCATATTCTGTAAGAAGCCATTTATAAAGCATTATCGGTTTTTGAGTAGGATGAAATTTTGTGCTTGTAGAAGTTTTACCCTCTAAATTACCATAATATCTATAATCAAACTGTTTTGCATTTTTATCAAATGAAGTCCAAGCGAGTTCACCATCTGCAAAATTTTCAACAGGATTCCCTTTATGCCAATAAATAAAACACCTCCCCCCGTAATTCCATATAAAAGGGAAATAATTGCCACCCCAAATAATTTGGTTTTTAGAAACTCTGAATAGTTCTTCAAAATATCTTTCCAGCACCTTACTAATATCAGGGAAGTTTTCCCATCTTTCCAGTCTCTTATCCCATTCATCAATATTTTTTTTATTTACCAATTTCTTTTCCTGCTTTATTCTTTGGCTTCTGGTGTTGCAACTGCAACTACAATATTTCTGGCTGTGGTTTTTTGGCACGAACATTTCACCACAATGAGCACATATTTTAACTTCCATTATTTTGCCTCTTATAATATTTCATTCTTTGAGTTATCCGAATACATCTGTTTATTGTCTTTATATTTTTGTTTCTTAATTTATTTATTTGGTTAGAATTATACCAATCTTTCAAATACCATCCTATTACCCCACCCAAGTAAAGACTTAGCAGGATTGATATAGCAACTGATATTATTATAGGATTATTCATTTCCCGCCTTCCTTTGTCTTAACAAAATCGAATAGCTTAATCAATTCTTTTGGTCCGAAATTATTTATTTTGTAATCTGCCCCGTAAACTTCCATTAAATATTCTTTTAGTAGAATAACTGAAACCTCCAAATAAGCACAGAAATATTTAGCTCTTTGTTTTTCTACTGTACCTAAATGGAACCAATGATCTAAAGGCATTATCAAGTAATCGATTCTCTTGTGGAGTAGGTGATGCAAATCAAATCTTTTATATTTTACCTTTGCCCAGAACAAGAATTTTTTACTTTTATACTTACCACTAATCTCATTTAAGTATCGGAGTCGTTTCATTTTATATTCAGTCATTTGTCTCCTCCGTTGTAATCCTGCAAATAGCTTTAATTACATTAATCTTGAGATCAATTATGGCTATACCTAATTGATCTGATTGATGTTTTAAAGTTTTATCCCAGCCAGGATAAATTAATAGATAATTCGCATCTTCTTTCAATTTGTGGGTTTTAATAATAGTTAATTTTTTAATCTTTACCATTCCTATGTCGTTTAGCCAAACCCTAAATTTTATTTCTCTCATTTCATCACCTCTTTAATTTGTTCTTCAAATAAATTTAATTCTTTTTTGCCAAACTTTCTTTCCCCCATTTCCTTTATCTTCCGATAACGAGCAAGTATTTTCCATACCCGCCCCTCAATCCATTGCTGCCCTTTTAATAATTCAGCTTCATCACTCGGTATGAAATATCCTTTCGCATCTGACTGAACAATCCAACCATTAGGATATTGCTCTTCAATTATTTCATTTATTAGTTTGCGGAATGTTGCACCGCTAATATTTAATTGCTGCTCAAAGTTTATAGACTTTAGGTGTCTCTTGCCTTTATTGGTTATTAAGATTGAAAGGATTTTATCTTTCATTTTATGCCTCTCTGTACTGTAATTTATATTTTTCTGAATACTCACCGTGATTATATTTTTTACAACATTCCCCACAAGCCAAATTGAATCTTTTATGGACTCGCTTTGTTTCTTTGTGGCAATTCGGACAAACTCCAATATATTTGCCCTCAATAACATCACCGCTACCGCACCTCAAAGACGAACATCCCAGTTCCATCGCCTTTCTTCTCCATATTATATTATGCCCATTTTTAGCGCCCGCCAATGCGTGAGCTATTTCGTGCAAGATTGTATCAATAACATTTTGTTCTGTATTTATTATAGTTAATGGTCTTGATAATTGTATTTTTTGGGTTTTGAATTTGCAACAACCGAATCTCTTTTTTGCATTATCCCAAGAAAATTCCCAATTACAATATCCGCCGATTTCAGTTAAATATTTTTTAATTAAACCCCTTGCTATGTTTTCTGCTTTTTCAAGCTCCATTTTTACACCTCTTTTTTTTGGTTAATCTTTATTTAATGTTATCGGCAAAGGATTAAACCCCCTGAATGTTTCATTAAGGAAATCTTTATTCCTTTTTGAACATTCATTTGAAATAAACTCGGTTTTAAGTGCGGGATAAATAACACTCAAAACTTCATCAAGCCCTGCTTGCGGATGTTTGTCCATATAATCATCCGCTTCTTCAATCCTTTCGTTGTTAAATAATATTTCTAAAATCTTTTCACTTCTCATTTTGCACCTCTTTTTTTATAAACAATTTCCTCTACTTTTTTTATACATTCATCTGTGATAGCCATTTGTCTTATGGTATCTAAACAGATGCTACGCTTTTTCATATTTTCAATTCCATCCAAATAAAACTGTCTCCTGTCCTCCCCATTCTCTAAAAATCCTTGTATATAGCTATGATTGCCCTTTGTGCTTTTCTCTCCATTATTCCCATAAATAAACCATAGAATTCCAAGTTGTTTTATTTGATCTTGGGTTAGAGCAATATGATTTTTATCCATATTATCCTCAACTATTAAAAAATTTATGTTCTGCTTTTTTAACACAGTAAAAACCACACCTGCATTTTATATAAATGTCTTTACCGCTTTTAAATTCTGAACTTTTATAATGTCCGCCTTTACTTCGACATTCATTCCAACGCCTTTGCGATTCTTCACCTCTTTTTTTTGCTTCTTCTAACAATTCAATCCAATCCATTTTTTACACCTCCTAAATTTCATCTTCATTAAATATAATTTCTTTCCCATCCTCATTAACCTCCCGCAAGCAACAAGGACAGAGATAAATTAAAAATTCCTTCCCACCGATTTTTTTATAATCTTCAATCGGCTCATATCCGCAGCAATCCGTTTCGACATAATCATCTTCAAACTCTGGCGGGTTTATTGAACGGCAATTTGTTGGTTCGCTAATTTGTTTTCCTTCAATTCTCATAATTACACCTCTTCGTATTCAATGGTAATCGAACCATCAGGCTCAACATATAACGAGTCAATTATTACAGAGTCATCACCTCTGTTTGTATAATCCCTTGCATCGTCCCCATACCCGAAACCGCCAGTCGTAAAATTATAGAATATTTCGTCTGTTGTTTTTGCAAGTTCTGATATTGTGATACCATTAGGGAAATTAGTATCTACAATTTTTTCGTTTTTTAAATTTTTTATCTGTTTCATAATTACACCTCTCTTAATTATTTAATTTTATTTACATAACTAATATACATAAAAATAAAACAAAGTCAAACAAAATAAAAGAAAATAATAAAAATAATTATGTTGTTTTTGGCTTGTTTTGTGCGTTTTTTGAAAAAAGTTTCTTAAACGGGTAATTTTTCCTTGACAAGCACTCAATTTCAGCTTCGGGGTATAGGTTTTTATATCTTCTTAGAATTACATCAATGTAAATTGGATCTATTTCTGCACCGAAACATATTCTGTTTGTTTGTTGACAAGCTATTAGGGTTGAGCCAGAGCCTAAAAATATATCCACCACTATCTTGCCACCACGAGAATAATGTATAAATAAATCTTCTAATAATTTTACTTGCTTGGGGCAACTATGCCCATCAACATATTTTTGTCTGGAGTTATTAAACTCAAATAAATCGTTTTTCCTTTTACGGAACTTTGTGAACTCACCATAAAAAAACAAAGGCTCTTGCACATTAAACATAGATATCTTGCACCCACTCGTTGCATTTGTTTTAAGCCAAACACCTATATGCGTGGGCTTCTCTATACTGCACCATAGCCCAATGTTCTGGTGCCCAGTAGTGATAATCTGTCTTTCGCTTAACGATTTGATAACATTAAAAAATTTAATACAAAACACCTTATATTCATCGGGTTCTTTTTTGTCTATATAATCCCAATAATCATAGCCAATATTATAAGGCGGGTCGGTGAAACATAGATTAGCCTTCTTCCCATCCATCAACCTTTCAACATCTTCTTTTATCGTTGAATCACCACAAAGCAATCGGTGTTTTTTATCAATTAAAAATAAATCACCAAGTTTTGAAACAGCCTCTTTTTGAACTTCGGGGACTTCGTCAAGTTTATCTTCATCTGCTTTATTCCAAGCGTCAATCTTTAATTCTGTTTCGTCTATTCCCCAATCGGTGAGTTCGTCCATTTCAAAATTATTTGCCAATATATCCATATCGTATTCCCCAAACTCAACATTATCTTTAATTATAAATTGCCTTTTTTCTTCTTCCGTTAAATCTTTTTCTTTTTTTACCCATTCATTTTTAATTTCAGTATATCCTAATTCTTGCAATGCCCTTAATCTCATATTGCCACCAAGCACTACATTGTTTTCATCAATTACAAGCGGTCTGATTGATAACATTTTTTTAAAATCTTTAATTGATTTTTTTAATGCTTCAAATCTTTCGGGTTTAATTTGTCTTGGATTATCGGGGTTTAGTTTTAATGTAGAAAGTTTTATCATAACTCCTCTATATTTATTTCAACAAAATCTTCTTTTGCTTTGTTTGATGTAACCATAATTTGTTTAACTATCTTTGGGCTGTCGTCCGGAAAGATAACATCTTCAATCAACTTTACCATCCCGCCCGCACAATTTGAGCAATCTAAAAGCCTTCCCTTAAAATAAAAATCATATCTAACTTTACAAGATTTTGATTGCCTATGTTTTGTTTGTGATTTTACGAGCCAAAAATAATCATCTTTTATTTGTTTCCTTTTCGTCCAATGCGATGATGAATAGAATAAATTAAGAGATATCTTTGGCAATCCTTTTAATATTATTTTCATTTTATACCTCTTTGTTTAATTTATGTTTTATCTGGTATTTTTTTTAATATATCTTGGTTTCTCGATTCCTTTATTAAAAATCAAAATCCGTCTTTGAAAAATTCTTAAACTCACAACTCCCCAA